TTCTCTCTAAATGGAAATTTATCCATTACTTCCCAATAAGCTTTATTCAAATATACATCTATCTCTTCATCTTTTAAATCGTCATCGCCAGGTAGAATACCTGTAGCAGTTCGTACAGACATTCGCATTCCAGCTAAATCTATCATTAAGCTACCCTCTTGACGAATACAGAAATGTGATTCTCTATTCCACGTTCTTCAAATGCTACTTGAACATTAGCTGATTCAATTAATTCAAATTGTTTACAATCATTAATATTAATTTTAATTCCACTACCATCTGGACTTTCAACATGTAACCACAATTTAGAATTCTTCAAACCATGATTGATGAAAGTCCAGATAGCAGGCTGTAATCTTACTTTAGGACCAATGGCACAAGTCCTAGGATTTGCACCGGATAATAGTGCTAGAGTAGCCATTTTATTGCAATAGCAAAAGTGAAGATTACTTAACGTTAATGTGAGCTAGTGCTTGTGTTGATAATCCACCGCTATCAATCATTCTACCGATAACACGGTTTAATGAATCTATACTAGCGGCTTTTGCCATAACTTTACCAGCCACATAAATAGAAGGCTGAATTAAAGTTCCAGCAGGAATACCAACAGCAACAGTATCAACACGAACCCAAGCTCTACCAGTAGTTAAAACTAATACTTGCTGACCTGCTGTTGCAGCGGTATCTGTTGCAGCAGGAGCAGATGTTGCACCACTCATATTAGTTTTAGTACCACCAACCACAACACCAGCAACCTTGTTATAGTTTGCTAATGTTGCACTCTTACGAACAGTGTTGTTAGCTGAGATATAAACAACATCACCAACAATCAGCGTATCAACACCATTTAGAAAAATCCTTACTTCACCACCAGCTTGTCCACCAAGAGAAGCACTATACTTCTCAGTGGTATTATAATACGGACCAAGTGTCTTAACTTGTTTGTAGGTTGTCGTAAAGGCTGTAAATGCTCCTACAGCCATAACGAACAAGAGTAATCCTAGTTTCTTCATATTAATCCTTTTTACCAGCTAAAGGTCCAGGGTAACGGTATCTACCCATTCTAGGAGAACCATCAAATTCAAATCTCCCACTTAACATACGTTCCCAGATAACTGCTGTAGCATGGCCAGCAGTTGATGTACCACCAGTGTTATTGATAGTATCATCAGCAGTAACAGAAAACTCAGTAGTGATATCAGCGCCAGTAGTTAGATCTTGAACTAATACTAGACGATCATTTAGCTTGATACCAGTTACTGTAATATTTCCTGCCGCTGCACCAGCTACTACTCTACTACTTAGATCCTGTACGTCCATTTTATCTCCTTATGTGGGAGATGAACCAGACCATCCACGCCAGTCAAATGCAACAATCATAAAGACTGTAGTGGACTTATTCTTCATCACATCCGTGTCGAAATCATAGGTGTCATCAAATTCAACAGGACGACGAACAGCAACGTGTGCATCATTCAATTGACTAGAAACTAAGAAATAGCTCTTAGGATTAGCCTTATAATGCGACTGAATGATCTTCGGCTTGCCCATTCGACGACGAATAACATTGTCAGTGTTATCAGCCGTAAACGGTTCCAGCGTGCTATTCCAGATAGCTAATGCAGTAGACTCATCACCAGGAGCCGTACCATAAATTAGCGTATCAGGAGAAGCCTTAATAGGATCACCATTCTCATCCTTTAATACTGTCCAAAGATCAAGAATTGCAGTGATGCCTGCAACTGATAATTGAACGTCGGTAGAAGGACGATTTGCAACTGTTCCACCAGCATTACCTTGTAATACGTGCGCGGTATGGATCAACGCAAGATTATCTTGCATTGACTTGAAATACGTTCCAGTAAAAATATCATCAAGGAACGCACCGACACGATATTCATAGGTAAGACGAGCAGCACGAGCTAACCATTTTGCACCTTGATTAGCCTTACCATACTTATCTTCTTCAACAGTACGACGAGTAAGCATAAATCCGCCAGCAAACTCTTTAACAACACCGACGGAAATATTTCCTAACTTCGGATCATCATAGGTAATCGGTTCACCATCAAAACGTTCCTGTAACCGATTTAAACCAATGATGTATGTTCCACGCATTTCTGGCTCGCCAGTGGTGGAAACATTCATGAAACTAGTATACTCAGGTTCAAAATCCTGGTAACTATCCCTGAAGTCTCTACGCAGTCCCGGTCGGAACAGCGGAGAGAAATCGCCTAATACTTGCATGATATTCTCCGTTGTAGTTAATTAGGGACTAACGAGGACTGATTCCAAGAACTTGAAAGCAAAGATCTTGCTATCAATAAATACATCGGTAATCTGAACACAAAGATCCGTAACGTTATCGAAATCAATGTACCAGTTACCGTTTGCATCCTTAGCAATACCATATTGTTCACCAATATTGGTTTGCGCAGGAGTCTGTTGAGTAGCACCAGCAGTATTAAATCCAGCAGCACTAAATTCCTGTTCACGATCTGCTAATGCAACTGATACTTTAGCACTAGCACCCTGTACAAGAGCATTAGTACGTGAGCTATCAGATAGATCATAACCAGGACCAGTAAACGCACCTTGCATAGCTACACCACTAACAGCCGTCGCACCAGCAGCACATTCTACTAAAAGTCCATTCGTGTCAATTACAACAGGTGCGCCTTTCTTAAACGTTTCACCTGTCTTAACTACCATACCTTGAACACGAGGAACAGTTGTGCCAGTACGACGCCAAGTATTAAAACTTCGCGCCATTGTATACTCCAGTTATTTTATGGGGGTAGTCTGATCATTAACTTTCGCTAATGCCTCATTTAATGTCACAGCTCTAACGCTACTATTCGTCGAAGGCTTTAAATCAGGGTCTAAAGAATTAGTAAACTCTCTTTCTTCCTTCCCAGCTCTACGAGGATTATTCAATTTCTCTTGCTGTACTGCTCTAATGTAATCAATATCTTCTTTCACTTCCTTTTCACACACCATACAAATCACATCACTAATTTGGTTAGCACTAGTACCATCACTATGAAGATTACGCTTTGTAGACCATTCAGTATCAATACGAAAGCCAATAGCTTTCATTGCATCAATATCAAGTGGATTATTACGAACCCACTCAAAATGTAAATGCTCTGGACCAGTAACATGTAAACGATCATGAATAACACCACGCTCAAGAATATGTGCTAATCGAGCACGACGTTGATCACGAGTTTCTTGAGCTAAAACTTCATTAGCTGCATTTGGTTGAGCAGATCTATCTAATGTTGTTACATTGGGCGTAGTCATTATTGTCTCCGTCCAATGGTTGAACTAACAACTGCATTTTTATCTAGCGACATGAAATCTAAATATTCTTCTTTAGTCATCCGCATTTCTCTAGCCAATCTAGCTTCATCTTCCGTTAAATCACGATATTGCTTACCATTTGCACCTGTGTTAACAGGAGTAGGTGGAGTAGGTGTTGGACGCATATGAGGAGGAATCACTGAGCTATTTGAAGGTAAATTTGTTGGCGCGGGGGCAGCCGGGGGAACATTAGTATTGGAGTTGGGTAATGATCCAGGTAATTGTTTCAATGATTGTAACCCAACACCCATTACTGCAATCTGAATAAAAGCATTCTCATTAACTTGAGCAGGTGGCATCTTAGCTAATTCAGTACGAACATATGATTCAAGTTGAGGATTCCACGATCCAGCAATTCTAGGATCAATCTTTGCTTGCGCAATAAATCCGTCAATTACACTATCGCGTTTGAATGTCTGATATTGTTCTTGTAATGGAGCTACTGTTTGCTCCAACATCTTTTGAATCTTATTCTCACGCTCAGCAAAGAATCTTGCTGGATTTTCATAGAAGCTTTTATTTAATTCTTCTTCTGTTGGTGCAGGTGCTGATGGCGGTGGTGCAGATTTTGCTGCAATTAATTGATCTTGTAATGCTTGAATACGAGCATTTTGCTCACGAATAACTCCTAATGCAGCTTCATCAAGTTGATTACTGGGACCAACTTGTTGGGGTTCGATCTGCGGGGTTTGTTGGGACAGAGATTCCTGGGAATTGTCTGGAATCGGAGTCTCTAGAACTGGTGTCACTGAGGTTGCCATGATCTAATACCTGTCTATTTGGGTGTGAACTATGTGTGAATTGATAAACACTATCAATCATTTCTAACATCTCTCTAGCTTCATTTACTCTTGCCAAGTTTGCAATAAGAATATCTGAATGTTCTTTACCTACCTGGAATGAGTGCAGGGAGTTGGCTACCATTTCCAGCCGCAACTTGAAGAATTTGCGCAAGGTTGTCCATTGAGTTGACTTGGCCATTTCCTGCAATGCTAGAATTTCCTGCGGATCTAACCCCAAGTCCTTGAAGTCCATTTTGCACCATATCCTCGATTTCTTTCACGATGATACGATCAACGTTACGAATATCAAATGTGTCAAGTATTTGTCTCATTGCCTCCGTTGCTGCACCCATTCCCTTGGTTACAATAATTTGAGCTAATTGCTGATTTCCTGCTTCTGCTGCTAACTGTACCATTCCCTGATAGTACATCTGAATGAACTGTGAAACTTGCTGCCAATTCTGTCTATCTAACAATCTATTGCTTTGTTGACTTGTTGCCTTAAGACGTAAGATTAAATTATCTCGAATGTATCCAGAAGGCAATTCAAAGAATGATTTAACTAGATTACCATTCTCAGCAGTTTCATAGTATGATAAACGTCGTGGACCAAATTGCTGAATAATGTCTGCTACGTCAATGACTAACTCACCAAGGAACTCATTATAGTTAGCATAGACGAAATCAGTCTTTTTATTACCTTCTTGGATTCTAGCTAAATCAGATGTTGCTGTTCCTGGTGTACCTGATTGAGCTTGACCTAATTGTAATTCACCAACACCTACGCGCTGTTGTTGATAGATCAATGAAGCTTGTTCGTTATTGAATGACGATGGATAAATTTCACCCATCTGTAAAGTATTAACATGCGTCATATCATTCACAAACCACATCTTACCTGGAAAAATCGGTTCCCTAGGTCCATATCCAGATAATTTATGGACAACCAACATACGCATATTAGCTAATGTAGCATTATCTAAACGCTGCCTATGTTGAGTTGTAATTTCAGGCTGAAACTGTTCATTCTGCTTACAAATACCAATACCATACCAGCGACTTTCTACTGGAAAATATACATTCTTTCTGTATGGCCGACGAGCATCTGAATAGTAATTATACCAACAAGCTAGAATTGTGCGTGAATCACGATGATAATAGACGATCAATTCCTTAGGTTTACCAGATTTATCTACATCGAATGCCAGATAAATTTCATGCCAATCAATTCGTTTTGGCCATTGAGCTACACGATTTTCATTTTCTTCCTGAGCACGCTCCATCTTATTACCAGATTGAGCAGCCAAACTAGAAGTCATCTTAGGTTGATTAACCCAAGCATGAAGCTTACTTAGTTTATCAGGATCAGTTTCCCAGCCAGGTTGATCAATTAATGTTCCAGCCTTGAATAGACCACCCATCTCATATTGCATTAATTGATATGGATCATCAGAATGTTCTTCACCACACCAAGGTGCAGTTTGAGCATCTAATGATCCATATGGCATCAAGAACCTAGATTCCAATACTGCATTTAAATCAGCACCATCTTTAGTTACAATTTCAACTTCTTGCTCAACACCATTTATCTCCCTCACCACAGTCTTAACTGATCTCTCATATTCAACCTTACCAATCATCGTACCATACTTCTCAGCCGACAAGAAACAATCACCAATCGGCTTACGAATCTTCATCACCTCTAGAAGTTCATTATTCATGAATCTTTCTACAGGTGCTTGAGCATTTTCCCAATCAGCACTTACAGCATGTGACGATACTAGATCAGGTAATGCAAATCTAGTAGTCATATGTCTAGAATGTACAGCTTCAATAGCTATTGCATTTAATGGAATAACTAAAGTTGATGCTCCATGAAATGGAAATGTTCCCTTTTCATTAGTAGGTTTAGCCCAATAATCACGCTGCCAACGCATCAAATCTTCTAAGCGTTCGCCACGTTCTGCATAATGATTAAGCAACTCAGTATCAAGATATGATATGAGCCGCTGTTCTGTATCTTGATCGAGGTTTAGTTGACGGGGATAAGGCACTTTATTTTCGCTAATGGTTTATTCAAAGTATAGGCTACAAGTGTGTGCTGCTTGATAGCCTATAATTTTGGTGCAGTCATACTTTGAATAATAAATGACGATTTTGAAGTTGCCCAGAGCCGCCCATTTGATATCGCATTACTTGCACACAACGATCTGAATGAGCCTTCCCGTTTTTATAGGACGAAACGGTGTCATAAACCATTTACTTTGGTAAATGCGCTAATGGAAGGAATTGGAATAGTAGCCAAAGAAGCACAGCAATAACAACAACGAAATTTAGAATCTGCTTGATCTTTGGGTCCATTGGTACAAAGTTATTGATTGCATAAAGTATAACACCAACGATTACTAGAATGATGATTAACGAAACTAACGTAGACATTGTTAACTCCACATTAACTAGGTAAATGAGCAATACTATAATCAATATCTAAAATTATTGTATTTAAAATATTTCCATCTGTTAAAGGAACAGCATCATTTTCTATTTGGAATGTCATAGCTGAACCTTTAACAGCATTAAAATCTGCGAACCATGAAACACCGCTTGATCCACCACCAAGAGGAGGAAAATTAATCATGTGAACATCACTTGCATCAACTAAAGCACCTAAATCACTTTCATCATAACGACTTTGGCCCCATACATTAACACGGAAAATACCATGACAATTACCACCGACAGATGCATAGGCACCATTACGAAAATCGAAATAACCAATTGCGTTTCTAAAAATCAATAATTCATTAACTCTAGGCGCAGGGACAACTTCTACAATAGTTAAATTTATAATTTGCGCATTTGTTATAACTGCTCTTATTGTTCGTATTGGTAGCGATCTAAGCAGACTAGGTTCCATTATTGTCATGGTTTATCCTTATCTAAATCTTCTTGAAGTTTCTTCTTTTTCCAATAGAATCCAGATGGTGGATCATATTTGCGCTTGCCACCACGTTTGCTGATCGAAATGATAAAATCAACTACTTTATCTGCACGGGCGGTCTGGATCATTAGAGCACCAAGAGTTTGAAACAATCCACTATACACAAATGGCATAGCTTCAAACGGATGCTCTAATATTAATTGATGGTGTATTTCGATGCCAGCAATAAGCCATCCAATCACTACACCAACAAATCCAATTAGTTGTAGGATGAATGACCTAAATTTGATCATTTCGATTCATCCCCACTCTTATAAATAGCATCCCTAACACCAGCAGCAGCTACAATTGTACCAACACCTTTAGTAATTCCGCTAAGAGAATGGTCAGATAAAATCTCACCAACTCCTAGAATAACACCAGCCCAAAATGTTTTAGACCTAAAAATTGACCAACCCATTTTTTTCTATCCTCACATAATGATTGAATAACCAGTAACAGGATCACGATTATCTATTTGCTCGCCATCCATAGTTCCAACTTCAAATTGCTCTCGCATTCCAGGTGCATAGCCTAATTGCCAAACTTCAGGACCATAAGCTAATGCATCTAGGATGTGAATATTCTTACTTTTGCCCCAAGTTTTAAGCTCTTGTATAAGTTCACGCTGAGCACTATTTACAAAGAATGTACCTGAATCTATATAAGGAATCAATCCCGAAATACGCATGTCCTTGGAAGCTTTCTTAGTATAAGTTGGAGTAACTTCAAATCTAATCCCCCTTCTAGGCATTTCAGCAGCCCACCAATATTGGAACGTATTAGCAAATAAATCAGATTCAATCGCTACCGTTCTAGGCTGCCACTTCATTGCATTTTTAAATACTAGCTCAGTAAAATCTGAAGGCGATAATCCATCAAGTGTTAAAGCAACAAGAACATAATTGTTGCCTATGTAATCTGTCCCGGTAATAGAGAATCCACCACTAGAGCCAGCACCAGGATCAATAAGAAAGACAATATTAAGATCACGGATTGAAATGATAGAATTGATACCCTTTTTTCCAAATGGATCTGCTTCATTTACAGGAGCCAGTGAGATGGGTGATAACCAATTAAAGAACTTAACATTTTCATATTTGATCTTAGTATCGCCATCATATGGATCATTGAGATATTGAGCTTGATAGACTTTTTTATTCTTTTTTAGAATCTCTAACTTATGGAGCGGGAACTCTTCTGGGAATATTGATTCTTTAACACCAGTCTTTGGATTAAGTTCTTCCATGGCTCTACTATAAATATATAACTGAGAGCCATATACTTCTTCTGCATGAGCATAAACATCATCAGTTGAGTAGCGTGTACCTACCAATCTGAGCTTATCCTGCGAAAAGGTCGAAAAGAAGGACTGAATATTGTCGAACCATTGAAGCGTATTTTCAGCTTCGGTACGACTATCTCTAGCCTTATCTCCGAAAATATCGTCAAGATCAATGATATTGTAGTGACGGCCTTGAGATTTCGCACCGACACCAAGCGTATCAATTGTTGGCTCAGGAAATCCTCTTGCTCGATCAGAGCGAGGTAACTCAAGCTCAGATTTATTTATCCGATGCTTGCGTTTGGAGGGAATTGTTTCAGGAAATAAAGCTTGTAAGAGCGGATTTCCTGTGAAGTGGGAAGTGATAG